CATTACTAAATACAAAGAGCCAGTAGTGCCAGCAGAAGTTATTTACCAAGGAACTGACAAAGACGCTAAAAACGCAGACGGTGTTCCGACATACGATGAGTTTTATGCAGACAATTATAAATCATATCGTCAAAGTGCATATCCCAGTGTAGACGAGCTAATGGTAGCTCTGTGGGAGAAAGAAGTAGAAGGACGTTCAACTGATGCAGATGCTCTCGAAGTAAAGCGTCAGGAAGTTAAAACTAAATACCCTGCGCCTGAGTAACCGAAGTGGAAATAGATGCGAAGTTGATTATAACCGTAGGTGGTATGCTGATTAGTATTGTCTCGGCAGCCACCATAGTGAAACAAAAGTTAGCTTCGGTGATAGAACAATTAAATGATATTAAATCTGATTATGAATCTAGATTAAGAGATTTAGATAAACGTACAGATAGACAAGAAAACGCTATTGATCTTAACGCACAAAAAACTCACGTTCTTTCTTCAATCATGTCACCAGAAAGACTTGAGAAAAACAATAGAGAACTTGAGAAAATACTTGTTATGGCTCACACTAATGGTGATCGTATAACAAAACTTGAAAAAATGCACAACGGCAAACATCCACCAATAGAGAGTGTTTAAACATGATTACATTACTTGGTAGTTTATTAGGGTTTGTTACTTCTACGGGACCCTCTATATTTAAAACATTTATGGATCAGAAACAAGATGCTAGGGATAAAGAGCATGAGCTTAAGATTATGGCTCAACAGTCTCAAGATAGGTTAGATGAAGCTATTGTACAAAGCACAGGTGAGTTAAACGTACAGGTACAAAAGAGTTCACAAGCAGACAGTAAAAGATCAAGCCAATGGGTAGTAAATCTATCTGCTACGGTAAGACCTTTAATTACATATTTCTTTTTCTTTGAGTTTGTTTTATTAACAATACTATCAGCATTTGACATGATTAGTGTGGAACTGTTTAAACTACTTTGGTCCACAGAAATCTCTGGTATATTTTCTGTAATAATTTCGTTTTGGTTTGGTCAACGTCTAGTATCTAAGTGGACTAAATGATTAACGAAAGAAGTCTTGACTTAATAAAAGACTTTGAAGGTTTTTCTTCTGAGCCATATAAAGATGTAGCGGGTATTTGGACAATAGGTTTTGGTTCTATATATGGATTTGATCACAAACGTATTACAGAAGACCACAGAGACATTACAAAAGAAGAAGCTACTGTGTTAATGGAGAATCATCTTAAGTCCACTGAAGACAGAGTAGCACGTTTAGTTAACGTACCTTTAACGGAAAACCAATATGGAGCTTTGTGTAGCTTCTCATACAATGTAGGCACAGGAGCTTTCCAACGATCTACAGCAAGAATGAAGCTTAACCGTGAAAATTACCAAGGTTGTGCTGATGAGTTTCTAAAATGGAAGTACGCTAGAAAAAGAGTTATAGCTGGTCTTCTAAGAAGAAGAGAAGCAGAACGAGAATTATTCTTAAGCGAGGATGACTAAATGAGTTATAGAACAGTAATTGATAAGGTATTAAGAAGATTACGAGAGGACACTATAGATACTGATTGGACAGGAGTTTTAACATCAGCTTCTAGTGTGGATGATTATCAAAAACTTATTGGAGAATTAGTAAACGAAACTAAAGACTTAGTAGAGGATGCTTGGAACTGGGGTATTTTAAGGACATTAGAAACAGTTACTACCTCAGCTTCTACAGAAACTTATAATATGTCTAATTTAAATAACAGGTCTAGAGTTCTACAAGTTATTGATACAACTAATGATGCACAGCTTACTCAAATAAGTGATTCAGATTTTTATAACCTTAGTCTTATAGGAACTACTCAAACAGGAGTACCTTCTTATTTTAGATTAAACGATAACGATATTTCTTTTTGGCCTATTCCGGCTGCAACATACACCATTAAAGTTCACGCTGTTCAACCAGAATCAGATAGAACTCTGGCAGCAGATACAATAAAAGTACCTGAAAATTTAATTGTGTTGGGTACGTATTCTTTAGCTTTGGCTGAAAGAGGTGAAGACGGTGGAACTGCTACAGATGTTGCAGTAAGTAGATTTGCAGATGCATTATCAGATTCGATTGCTCAAGATCAATCTAGAACAGTAGATGAGATAACTTGGTATGCCAGTTAAACCAACTAGACCAGTAGTCCTAAAAGGGTTAGGAGATGCAGGGTTAAACACTCAGGCAGAAGACTCTACATTAGGACCACAGTGGCTTACAGAAGCAAATAATGTTGTCTATGACCTTGAGGGTCGAATGGGGCCAAGAAAAGGTTCTAAACAAGTAGGCAAAATACTAGCTTCTCCTGTAAAGTCTTTAGGTGAGTTTGTTAAAGCAGACCGTACTAGAGAATACTACGGGGGTTCTGGAGCTACTATAGTAAAACTAGATACATCTACAACACCTCACGGACTTACGACACAAAGTTTTGCAGGATCACCTCAGACCATAACTGATTCTAATTGGCAGTGGGTTAATTTTAATGATCAGTTTTGGGGAATACAGTCAGGACACATGCCTATTAACTATAGTGGTTCTGCTTGGACAGACATAGATGACTTAGGAAGTTATCAAGCACCTAACGGTATTACTACTTTTGATCCCTCATGTGCTTTAGGTGAATTTGGTAGAATATGGTATGGAGGTGTTACTGAAGATAAAGGAACTGTGTTTTACTCAGATAACTTAATTGGTCAAAAATTACATGGCGGTGCTTCTGGTTCTATTGATCTTAAAACTGTTTGGGGCAATGACGAAATTATTGCCTTAGGTGCGTTAGAGGATAAGTTAGTAGTTTTTGGTAAACAAAACATTGTTATTTTTAAAAATGCTTCAGTACCCACAAGCATATCATTAGACGAGATTATAATAGGAACTGGTTTAGCTGGTAGAGATAACCTTGTTTACGTAGGAACTGAGTTACTATTTTTAAGTTTTGAAGGGTTAACTGCCTTATCTCGTCTTACTCAACAAGACGGTAAAGCTCCTGTAGAAACTGTTTCTATTGCAGTAAGAAATGATTTGAGTAGGATAATAAGTACTGCTGACTTAAGTCAGGTTAAAAGTTGTTATCATCAAACAGATGGTTTTGTTGTTACATTTATACCTAGTAGTAATATTGCTTATTATTTTGATTTCTCTAGAGGTGTTAAAACAGTACCTAGAATAACAACATGGACATTTACAAGTAACCCTTATACGGCTGTAAGTACATTAGACGGTAAGCTATACATGGGTACGTCTACTTCTGTAGCTGAGTATACTGGGTATAACGATGTTGTTCTTAGTAATGTAACTAGTTCTTTTGGAAACGAAAGTGCGTGTGAAACAGCAGGACATACTTTTCAAGGTGGTGTTTGCTATAGTTCTGTAAAAAGTGATTATAACTGGCAATTCCAAAGTACTTGGTTAGACCTTGGAGATCAAGTATTTTCTAAAATAATTAAAAGTGGTTTAATGATAATAACTGGTGGTCAAAATAGCGCAGCAACTATTACAATAGCTAAGGACTATGAAGAGGACTCTACTTATTCTAAAACATTTAATTTAGTTTCAGATGCAATAACGTTTTTATATGGAAGTTCTTCTTCTTTATACGGCAAAGCTAAGTATGCTCCAATAGCAGGTCCTAGGGAATATAAAGTTCCTTTGGCTAGAACAGGTAAAAATATAAGAATTAAAATGGTAGTAGAAGTTAACGGTCATCACTCAAGTTTAATCAATACAACACTCTTGACAAAACAGGGTAAAATAAGGTAAAATATAGGTAAGCAAAGGGAATATTATGGCAAGTTTTTTTGACGGTTTAGGTTCAGCATTGTTAGGAGGAGGTCTTTCTTTCTTAGGTGCTAGAGAGCAACAAAAAGCAATTCAAAGAGCAGCGGAACAACAAGCATCATCTATCAATCAAGCAGCAGATAGAACCATAGAAGCTGGTCAACCTTTTGGTGTTGGAAGTATCGGAGGAACAGCAGAGTTTGATACTGATAGTCAAACAGCACTTCTTAATTTATCTCCAGAACTACAAGATATTTACCAAGGTGCTTTAAGCAGAAGTGGTCTATTTGGTGAACAGCTTCTTCCCTTAGCTGCCGATCCATTTGGGGCTGCTGATGTATTTTACGAACAACAACAACCATTTTTCCAAAGAGATGAAGATAGGTTGCGTAGAGATTTAGAGACTAGACTTCTTGCTCAGGGACGCTTAGGTTCCACAGGTGGTAGAGAAGACATGGGTGCTTTGGAAGAAGCAATACTAAGAAGCCAAAATCAAAGACGTACTCAATCATTTGGACAAGCTCAATCTCTTATTGATAGTTTACTTGGTAGAGAAACAGGTGATATTTCTACTGCTACTGGACTTCTTAATATTCCACTACAGCAAGCTAATTTAGGTAGAGGTATCGGAGGTGACTTAGGAAGGTTAGCATCTTCAGGTCTTCAAGCAAGAACAGGGGCAGCACAAAACTTAGGTAATGTTACAGCAGCTATGGGTAGTACAGCAGGTAATGCTCTTGGTTCCCTAGGCGGTTTATTTACTAGAAGAAGTCAGCAGGTAACATAATGGCAATATCTCAAGAGTTAGCATCACTTCCACCATTCCTTCAAAGGTTTCTTATTGACAGAGGAGCAGTAGTTGATCCTGATGCAGTTGTTCCTGTTTCATCTTCAGTAGCACCTTTGTTACCTGCCTTACCTCCAAGAAGAACACCTCTTGATGACGGTGGTAGTGGAGAAGACTACAGTTCTACTTTTGGTAATATAGCTTCAACTAGCGGTTCTTTTAGTCCCTCAATAAATAGTGATGCTTTTACCCGTGGTTTTGCTCGATTAGGTGAAGTACCGGGACAAATAGCCACAGGAATATCAGATACATTTTCTAGTTTTGCAAGTGGAGTAGAAAATATTTTTAATGGTTTAGGAGCAACTTCTGTAGATGAGTCTCCTGCTACAAGCGGTAGTAACTTTAGCCTTAGTGGTTTATTTGACATGGGTACAGGACCTTATACTGCTCCTACCGCTTTACAGCAAATAACAGGAAATCCTTTAAGCATGGGCGGTATGGGTAGAAATATGCAAGCTATAGATGCCTTAGGACAAGCTAGGGGAGATACCCCTTCTTTTATAAATGGTCGTAAAGTTGCAGCAGGTATGATGCCTGTAGCTAGTATTTTAGGATTAGGAACCACAGGGGGTTTATTTGGTATGCTTGGGGGTGGTTTAAACGCTATGGGATTTCATCACGACTATAACCCTAATGTAGACTCTAATTTATTTATGGACCCAGATCAAGGTTTAGTTGGTTTTGATAGTAAATCAGCAGGTGGTGGAGGTATGCAAGAAGGTATACTTAACATGGAAAATCAGGTTGAAGACATGGTAAACAAAGGT